TATTTCCATTTGATGCTGCATTAAGAATGCTTAACCCATTTGATAATAATTTGCTAGTAGTTTTATCGATAACTCCACTCTTAGTAAGAGTTGCGAGCAACTTATTTGCATTAGAAACTGTATTTCCGGGCAGCGATGACGAAGAGACATTAATCTGTTTAGTTAAACTATTTGCACCCGTCTTTGAGAGTAAACCTACTGCCGCTAATCCGCTAGTTACTGCGGATAAGTTGGGAGTTTTTCCTTGTTCGATTGTGTTCGCTAAGGACAATCCAGATTTGACTGCCTTGGCCTGATCTCGTGACAAAACGCCAGCTGAAGACAGTGCATTTACCGTTGAGGATAAATCAGGAAGTTTACCAGTTTTGACAGACTTGACTGCCGAGGTAATTAGACTGGTTGCTTGTAATAATGACATTAAATGCTCCGATTATGCTTTAGCAGACAACATTGCTGGTGTATATTGTCTAGAGAATTTATCAACTTTGGCGAAATTTTCTCTACCAAAGGCAGAACCTGTGCTAAAGTTGTCTCTGCCTCCAGTTGCATCTGTAATGATTTTGTTTGCTTCGCTCTGACTTCTCGCCGTTTTTCTGCCTCGAACCACTCCTCCACCCAAGCCTCGATATTGATAGAAGGCAAAAAACGCCTTAACCGCCACATCTTGATCAGTAATCAACAAATCTGGATTAGCTATGATATCAACGCCAATAATTTGTTTAATCGCGGCATAGTTTGCTCTACCCGTCAACTGATTTAGACCCTTACCTCTGTAATTCCATCCGTCGGTTCCGCCTTTATTACCATTTACGGTAGCATAGATGAAGTTGGCCAGACCCTGTGGATTATTGGCATATTTAACTGCCTGATCTGCTCTTTTCGGCCACACTTCTCTAATTCTTGCTGCGGAATAATTCATTTTTTCTGCTTTGGGCGTCAGACCACATTCTTTTTGCGCGAGTGCAACAAATGCGATAGCCATATAGTCATCATAACCAAGACTTTTTGCTGTTTGGAAAATCTTTTGGGCCATTCCTTTGGCACTACCGGATACTTGAATATCTTGTGCGCCGCCTGGTGCACCTGCTGGATCAGAAGCACTGTTGCCACCTGCTGGTGCGCATGGATCACCTGCCGGACCGCCAGGTACCGCACCGACCGTGCCAAAAAACATGGGGTGCTGGCCGTCTGAGCCATCTGCAAAGAAACCTACGACCCACGTTCCGGTCACTACGCCGTTCGCCGAGCCGCCGACCCCAGATATTGAGGGATTATTTGCGGGCATAATTGGGACAGCCCACGGCAAATCTTCTGTCGGTAGTAGCTCCGTGCTATCTATGTGATAACCCATGATACGAACACGGCATCTTCCGATGCGTAAAGGATCGTCGCGATCTTCGACCACGCCGAACCACCAGTAAAACTGGCCAACATTATTAGTTGTTCTATTATCCATCATAGTATAAGTAACTCCATTAATCTATTTATTTGCTTGGAGCCGGGGTTGGAGCCGGTGAAGGAGGATTAGTTGTTGCTGGCGCGGCGGCAGGAGCAGCCGATGCTTCTTCGGCTACAAGTTCTTTCAAATAAGAATCCTTAGCAATTTCACAAATCATATTATGTCTCAATTTTGTAATTTGATGATGTATCGCAGTTATCATATAATATCCACTTATCCATATATCTTTAACACTGTCCTCATCCGTTTCACCATTTCTGCCAGACCCAACGGAAGGGTAATCGAAATCTACGATTGTACCAACTTCCATGTCTGTTCTACCAGGAATAGTAATTTTCATTTTCATGGTAGAAATGTCGGAAAATAGACTATTTCGTTGTTGAACATATTTTTCAGGATGAAGATTCATCAATTCCGGGTCTGTGCTATCTAGAACACCAGGATGTATAGACTCAATAAAAACTTTACTGTCGGATGAGCGAATGACTGTAGCCGGAAAAATTGAATTATATTTCTTGCTTTCATCCAGAACTAGACCCGTTTGACCGGGCGCAGATTTATAACTACCTAAATGAGGATATTTCTGAAACTCAAACCCGTGATCGTATGACGTTGCCACATATTCTTTCTTGACTACATCTAATGTGAAAAGAGAGCTTGCAAAATGCCCCAAGTCTTGACCTTTAAGAACATCAACGTTTGATAGAAACTCTAGATTTTCAACGTGAGAATACGCCAAACGAATTGCATTTTCTCCTAGTTGTTCTGCCTCATATTTCTTACGATACTTCAACTTCGACATAATAAAGCCAACTGACATTTGCGATCTAATTAGATCGTTTATAGAACACATGTAAAAACCTTTGGTCGTCTCATAAAATAGAAACGTCGGTGCATCTGTAACATTTGTTCCCAATGCTCGTTTTGATAGATAACCCATTATTTGAAATGGTGTCCACATAGGAGGTAATAATGAAACCTTAGAAGTATGTGGAGTATCGCCGATAGTAAAGTCAGATTTGGGAGCAGTTGCCGCCGTGTTCTTATCGTTCAAGTATCTAGGAATATCCTTGAACGAATCCTCAAAAACTTTTGCTGCTATTTCATCTGTTGTACCTTCATACTTCTGGCACAAATATGAAATATTATCTACCATACCTTCCATCGAAATGAAGTGCAGAGAATACAATTGTTCTTTGTCTTCATTTGACAAAAATCTATTCTTGATAGCATATACAGCAAATGATTTTTGTATTTTATTTGTTGGATCGTAAGGCGCCTGCGCCAACTGAGGAGTAGAAACATCCAGAGTTAATATTTCATCGCCAATTAGAGGAACTTTTTCTATCAGGTTTTGTGTGTCACGAATAATGACATTTCCATGTAAGCAGGGAGAGAACATATCTTCATAGATATTGATTTCGACCACGAAGTCTCTAATATCAATAATGCCGCCGTTAGTAACTAGCAACACCTCGTTGTAAATAACATCGCCTGCTTTTTGCAGAATCGCAGGATTCAGGTCAGCAAAAGCCTTCTCATCGAAATCATCTTCATTCGAAAAAAGATCCGCATCACCTTCATAATCCGGATCTCCCTTGGGCTTAGATGCACCCAAATAACTAAGAAAGTCTACCATTATATTACCTTGAAATCAATGTTTGGAATTTGGTTACGAATGAACTAAGATACTTGGGTTCTAAAATCTGGACTTCTCTCTTAGCATCATTCAGTATTTCTTCATATTCGATATTCGTAACTGCGATTTTATTTTCAGTATAGCTAGATTGTACCGTGATACCGTCATCGCTTTCATAGTGATGGACATCGTATAGTCCTTCTAGCCCGCCATATTTTAGTTTACTGTATTCAATCAAATCTGCACCCGACTTAGGCCATTCTTCTCTAATGTCAACGATGTTATTTAAAATCATAATAACCCAGTGATATGTAGGTGAACCATAATATAAGTCACTGACTTGCTCAACTGTGTATCCTTCAGGAATAGTTACTGTCTCTAATTCGGAATAATGTGTCGCAAACGTATTTGTGTAAACTCGTCTGAAAATATCCGTGACATACTTATATTCATTTCCAATTTTAAGCATACCTGATGGAAAATTAGTAAAATATGTCATGATTAATATCCCAGCTTTGAACGTTTGTTTGTGAGAGTTTCGAGTTCGGTAAATTCAAGTCTAATAGTAGCTTCTGTTGGCATACCGCTAGTTCCTTGAAAAGTGGTGAACCCATCTGCACCATAATCGATATTCATTCCTGTCAGGGCACAATTTGATATTCTTCTGACCCAGGTGTTTTCTGCGCCAGACTTATGGTAAATTACAATTAAAAACTCGGAAGGATAAATCAGAAATACGCCAGCATTACTAGGTTCTGGATGCATATGTTCAAGAAATGTCCCAATAATACCACCGACGCCACCCCTGGCCTCCGATTTACCAAAAACTGTTAATCCTTCTTCATATGTTCTGGGTGCAAATTTATATTCAAAACCAAATTTTCTGAATCCCATATTTTTAAACAACTGCTCTTTATACGGGTTCTCTACTGTTTTTGATGTAGCTTCTTTTAAGTTTGTAACCTGATTTCCGCCAATTGCACCTGCAAGACTTGCTAATTTTCTGGCTGCTAATGCACCAACATCGGTACCGACATCTCCTAGTGAGGCTTCTCCACTAAAGTTGCCCGTTGCCGCGGCGCCGACAAAACCTCCTATATCGGCAACATCATAGTTTGCCGAATAACCGTAGCTAAGTTTATCTTGAATGCCTAAAACAATTGCTTTAGAACCCATAATCAATCTTCTTGCGCCTATACCATTAAGAGCCGCACCAGCTGCCACCCCGGCAGCTATACCCAGTGCCGCTGTGACACCTGCTGTTCCAACGGCACCAGATTTGAAGAAGTTTGATAAACCACCTTTAGCGCCCATAATACTCTTCAATCCTGCAAGACCAGCAGTACCTAATGTTTCGGCAGCAAGTTTTCCACCTAGTGCAGCACCAGCGGCTGTTGCATGTTCTGCATCAACTCTTTGTTGGCCTGAAGTTTCAAAAATAGTACCTCTATTACCAAGTGCAGTTGCCGCGCTGGTACCTTCTCTAACAAGAGGATAAAAAGCTATCCAATGTGTGTGTTCACTTTGGTCGTTAACAGTAGCTAAACTTTCCGGATATGTAAATGTCTTGGACGCTTTACTTGCTTTACTAAATGGATCGACCATACCCTTTTGGTCTCTATTAAATCTTCCTGGAGTAGGAGAAGAAGAGGACTGCTTTGGGCTTGCCGGCTCTCTTTTTTGTTCTGCCATTTCTAATAAATATCCTATTGGGGTTAGTTTGGACTATTTATATGGCATACACGAAGGAGACTATGAAAGGTCTCTACAAAATACAATATCCTAAGAAGTATTTAGGTGATCCTAGTAGAATTATATATCGTTCTAGCTGGGAACTAAAGTTCATGAAATGGTGCGATAGTAATCCCAACATATTAGAATGGGGTTCAGAAGAACTTGCTATTCCTTATTTGTCGCCAAAAGACAATAGGGTTCATCGTTACTTCGTGGATTTCTACATTAAGGTAAAAGAAAACTCAGGTGATGTTAAGAAATACTTAATAGAAATCAAACCTGCAAAGTTCGTTAGAGAACCAAAAATTCCAAAAAGAAAAACTAAACAATTTCTTAATGAGGTTATTACTTGGGGAGTAAATCAAGCCAAATGGAAATATGCAACTGAATTTTGTAAAGATAATGGATGGGAATTTCTTATATTAACCGAGAAAGAACTTGGAATTAAAGCATAAATATAGACTAAGGAGATTAAATGATGGCTAAAGCAGCAGGAAATTCAAAGACAGTATTTGCGCCTCGCCGCAAGGGTGTGAAACTAAGCACGATGAACAAGCATAAGCGCCGCAATTTTAAAAAGTATAGAGGTCAGGGCCGTTAATGCCATCAAATAACGCCTTTCAGAAACTTCGTGCGCAAGTAGGAGATGGACAGAAGTCCATTGACTGGTATATGCGCAATGTCAGAGGCTTAGTTGGTGCAAGAGTTTCTGGAAACACAGTGATGCAATCTGATATCGGCAGTCTTACTAGTAAAGTAGAGATTGGCGCGATGTATATGTATTTCTATGATCCAAAGTTAAAAGCCCAACTTCCTTTCTATGATACCTTTCCCTTGGTATTGCCGTTCGGTCCAGCTAAAGGCGGCTTCTATGGTATTAACGTTCACTATTTGCCTTACCTGTTAAGAGCAAAAGTTTTGGGTGAATTGATGAACTTTGCGGATTCCAAGACGCTTACCCCAACCAGCAAAATGCGCTTGTCATATAATCTTTTAAATAGTCTACAAACAGCAGCCGAAATTAAACCTTGCATCAAACATTATTTGACCACGCATGTAAGGTCGCAATTCATGAAAATTAATCCTGCCGATTGGAAGGCAGCGATATTCTTACCAGTTGAAGCGTTTGTTGGTGCAACTAAAGAATCCGTTTTCAGAGATACTAGGAGCAAGATTTAATGGAGCAAGCACACAATAGCTTGGCAAATTTCCGCGCGGAGACGAGAAAAAGAGATTTTGCTCGTTCGCATAGATTTGAGGTACAAATAATTCCTCCGCAAAATTTAATGGGCGACGATGGTAAAAGAGTGCCAGGCGGACAAAGAATGGCCACACACTTAACATCTGCCGGTCGTTCAGCCAATCATCTGTCTCTATTTGTAGAAGATGCTATGATTCCAGGGATACTCCTTGGAACTAGACCAGTTAGAATCAACAATTTAAATGAACAACGTGCCAGCGCCATTGATTTTGGTGGGGACTCAATTACCTTTACGTTTTTAGTTGATGCGACATGGGCAGCAAAAGACTTTTTCGGAGATTGGATGCGCGGAATTATCAATAAGAGAACCCGTGAAATTGCTTTCCCGAACAAATATTATGGAGGCATGATAGTAACTGCCTTGAATAATAAAGATGAAGTCGTTGCCAAATGGGAAATAGAAGATGTATTTCCAAGATCGATTGCACCCATTCAAATGTCTAATAGTAACACACAGCCTATTAGATTACCAGTGACATTTACATATAAAAGATGGTTTGTAATACCAGTTTAATTAATGAAGGACTAAATTATGCCGTTGCCAACTATGACTACTCCGACTTTCAGAGTAAAGTTGCATTCTTTATCAAATGAAATTGAGTTTCGCCCCTTTCTCGTAAAAGAGGAAAAGATACTTATCTTGGCTCAAGAATCCAACGAGCCAAAAGAGATGATAAAGGCTATGCAAGATATTGTTACATCTTGCTCTAATGGAAATGTGCAGGGCAGAGACTTGCCGTTTTTTGATCTACAGTATGCATTTATTCAATTACGCTCCCAGTCTATTGGCAGTGTCACTGATTTCGTTTTGATTTGCGGTGAATGTGGACACAAGACTGAGACTACATTAGATTTGAATTCGTTGACAATCGATTTTCCCGAAAATCATACGAATAAGATAATGCTATCAGATGCCGTTGGCGTGATTATGAAATATCCAAAGGCAGAAATTTTGGTCGATGATGAAACTCCGGCATTCGATCTTGTCGTAGCGTGTATAGATAAAATCTTCGACCAAGACGAAATCTACAACGCAGAGGATGAAGGTCCAGAAGAAGTAGAAAAGTTTATTAACAGTCTTTCGACACAGCAGTTTGAAAAGATAGTAGAATTTTTCCAGACTTCACCAAGACTTGAAAAGACAATTGATTATACATGTGTTAAATGCGAAACAGAAAATACGGTATTAATAGACGGTGTAGAAAATTTTTTCGAATAACCCTTTCTCATGATAATTTGATGAATCATTATAAGACAAACTTTATTTTAATGCAAGAACACAAATACAGTCTGTCAGAACTTGAAAATATGATGCCATGGGAAAGGGAAGTTTACATTGGATTGTTGATGACTCACTTGAAGAAAAAAGCAGAACAGAACCAACAGGATTATTAAGAAATGGCCAGTAACTTACAAGGACTATCAGATAGACTACAGACTGCCCCCAATAATGGGCCAGATCCTGTTGTCGACCGTCTGGATGAGGTTATAGGTCAAGCAAAAGACATCAAAAAATTATTGAGTTCGTCTGGTTCCGGTGCGGGGAAAGAAACTCAGTTAGAAAAGATTAAGGAAACTACAAATCCTTTGTCAGTGACTACCGTTGATGGCGAAAAAGCGGCCAAGATTTTGTCCGCTGCCACAGAAAACATAAGCAAAGACTTAGAGCAGTATACAGACGAAGAGCGTAAAATGCTGACCGAACTTGTCAAAGAAATTGGCAAGTTGACCGAAAAGAACTTAGAAGGATTCAATAAAGGTATCAAAGAGGTGCTTGCTCTAGCTAAAAAGGGGCAAGCCGTTGCACAGGCTTCAGGTAATACAGACGCCGCAACTAGATTTGCGAATGCCGGAAAGGCAGCTAAAGAGCAATATTTTCAAGCGAATGATATGGGTCTTAAAGGAAAAGAAGACACATTTAGAAATCGCTTGAAGCGTGCCGTTAGTGGCAAAGACACAACAACGGGTACTGCAATTCCAAAAGGATTTGTAAAAACTCAACTTGAAGGCGCAAAAAGAGTCTTCACCGGAAAGCCGGGCGATCTCAGATATGACCTTTTCACTTCCGATAAAAAGAAGAGAACCGAAGCTAGAGACAGTATGGGCGTGGCCCAAGAAGCGGAAAAATTAACTGATCTGACTACAGAACAGAAGAAACTACTGGCCGATAGAGGAATAGCGCCTGCTTCTGAAAAAGATATATCATATCGTAGAGAGGGGAAACCGGTATCAAAAGATACTATCAATCAAGAACTTCAAAAAGATTATGATGAGAAAAAGGGCGCATCGGTTATTCTACCTGATAAGCCAACCACAGGAGCAGTAGCGGCTGGTATAGAATCTAATGTAGCACAGCCAACTAGCGAACTGCAAGAAGATGCGGCTGGAATGTCAGAGAGCCCGGTTGTAGATGCTATCCAAGAAAATACGAAAAAGCTAGACGAAATATCTGATACATTCAAAGAAGCAAATGAATTATTCTCTGCAATAAAAGACACAATAGAAAAGATTGCTCAATCGCTTGAGAGTTCTGGTGGTTCAGACGGATCAGGTGGCGGTGGTGGGGGAATCGATATCGATTTGCCTAGTCGCAGAAATCGTGGCGGAAATATTCCTGGTGCGCCGGATGGAAGCAAGCAGTCAAAATCAGAAAGAGCTAGAAGTCAACCGAGAGACGCCAAGGGTAGATTTGTCAAGAAAACCCCCGATGTTCCAGCTGGTAGAAAATTCGGTAAAGGAAAAGGTATACTTGGCGCCCTAGCCGTTGGCGCCGGTGCTATCGGCATGGGTTCAATGATTGCTGGTAACGATAATGATGGCGGTGAAAACTTAGCTGGAAATAATGCCACAAACATGGCAGCGAACACCGCAATGACGGCGGCCGAACTTGCACCCACAGCAAAGACGGCTGAAAAGGGTGCGGTTAAAGCAGGCGAGAAAGTTGCTGCTAAGGGTGCAGCGAAAGTAGGTACAAAAGCTGCCTCCAAGGGAGTAGCAAAAGTTGGTGCAAAAGCACTTGGCAAATCACTACTAAAGAAAATACCAGGAGTGGGTCTAATAGCCGGTGGAGTATTTGCTGCTCAAAGAGCTATGTCAGGCGACTTCGCCGGTGCAGGACTAGAGTTAGCATCTGGAGCAGCCGGAACTATTCCTGGTGTGGGAACAGCCGCCTCTGTTGGATTAGATGCTGCACTGGCTGCTAGAGATATGGGAGCACTGGGCGGTACACCAGAAACACGTGCCGCAGAAGCCGCACAAAGTGGGCAAGCACCAAAGGCGGCAACACAACCAAAACAAACAGCTAAAGTCCAGGGTAAGCCAGGCGGTGGCATATTCAGTAAAGCAGCTGGATTTATGAAAAGAAATCCACTAATGACTGCGGCTGGTTTAGGTGGAGTCGGCCTTGCCGCTGTTGGTGCAAAGAAGGCTTACGATTACATGAGCGGTGGCGGAGAAGAAGCTAAAGTTCAATCAGGACAAAATCCTGATAGCGGCATCTTAGAAAAGGGTTCAGAACAAGCTAAAGACCAGATGAAAGTGAATGTTCCTCCTCCAACAATCATCAATCAAGGTGGCGGAGGGGGCGGTGCATCCGAAAGCTCCTCTGTACCAAATACTAAAACTTATGTTAGAGATGATGAGAGTAGTTGGATGAGATTTGCTCTAAAACGAGCAATGGCATAAAAAAGGGGCGCTTAGAGCGCCCCTTTCTCTTTTAGTCGTCCGCAAGACTTGCGAAGTAACTCATATTATCATCACTCTTTTCATCATTCCAAGGCGGAGTTTCTTCGGTTGCCTTAGCAGCCGTCTTCATCTTGGTTTCAACGAAGAGTTCATCTTCTGCATCAAGCGGATTTACCTTCTCTGCGGTGGGCACACGGGTACCACTACCTAGAACAGTATTCAGCTTGGCTTTGAGTTCGTCATAAGACTTGAAGTTCGAAGGATCGAGAAAGGCAGCAAGTGAATGCGTCTGCTTCCAGACTGCTTCCAGCTTATCCTCATTTTCATCAAGTGGCGTATTACCATCAAATTCTGACTTATCGTAGTTACGATAGCCTTCTACCTGACGAATACGGAGCTTGAAGTTAGCGCCTTCCCAAAGATCAAACGGATTAACCGGCTTTTCATCTTCAAAGGTAGGCTGCATTACGTCCTTGATCTTGTCAAAAATCTTCTTACCAAACTTATAGAGAAAGACCTTACCCTCGTTTTCAGGATTAGCGGGATCCTTGATCACAAGAACGTTAGAGATATACGACAAGCGGCGCTTCTGCTTACGAGCGATTTCCTTGTTGGCTTCGACACCCGAATTCCAGAGTTCTGAATTGAGTTCGCCAAGAGGGTCTGGCTTGTTAATAGTGGTCAACGAATTTTCGATATACCACTTACCAGTCGGGCCCTGGAAGCCGTGATCATACACACGAACCCAAGGAAGTTCTTCGCCTGGAGGAGCAGGAAGAAAACGAAGAACAGCCTGACCATTGCCAGCCTTATCTACAGAAGGCTTCCAGAGGCGATCATCGTCGCCGCGCTTTTCGTTTGTGGGATTTGCAATCTTTTCGACTTCTTTCATAAGTGAGTCGAAGTTGCCACGGTTCTTACGGAGTTCCGAGAGAGAATTAAAAGACATATTTGTATTCCTTATTTTGCGCTGTATTGCGTTGTATTGCGTTAATATTTGCGTTGTGTATCATAATCATCGTAGTCGTCAAAATCTTCTTCTTGACTACCAGAGTATTTATACGGGTTTTTGCGGTGCTTGTTGGATTTGTCCACACCTTTACGAACTTCTTTGACACGAGGTTCGTAATCGAAGTCTCTACGCTTAGAATGACTCATTTAATAGACCACTTGGCCTTTCTCCTTGATCCATAGTTGAGAGAATTTGTCTTTGTCAAACTTAACAAAGACACGATACTTTGTTATCAAACGAGATACATCTTTCCATATAAAATCATTTGCTAACACAGTATTATTACTATACACAAAATTGAACAATTTGTCAAGAATAATTAGGGTTTCAAGACTAATTTTTTTACCAAGGTATAGTTTTAATGCTAAGGGATGTTGACCATCACTAATCAATGGATCAACATTTACTTTTTCAGCCTCTAATATCAGAGTAGAGATGTCTTGTGTGAACAGATATGTCAACTTCTCTTTTCTAGCCTTCCAGTCCCGATACACGTTATCGCTTTCGGCATCGAAAAGACCGTTATGTCCATTGACAAAGTTAGCAACGAAATAATCTACCATCTCAGTAAAGGTAAATCGTTTGGCTAACTTGCGAAACAACAGAACATCCTTACGTTTAAGGAATGTTTCTCTCTTACATCTAACGCCCGATTTCGTTTTTGTGATATCGTAATCATCAGAAGTAAAATGAAGTTTGAGTGACATGTAGACACGATAAACTTCGAAAGAATCCATTAGAAGGGTAGCTTTCCATCCTTGCGCTTCAACATATTTAGTTCTTCTGCTTCCGCACGAATCTTTTCTTTGAGTGAAGTAGTTAACAGAACAGATGCTGATTCCATTTCTATATCATTCTTTACGCAATAATCAACTAGCAAGTCCATACACTGTAGACCTGTTGTCGATGCTTGCTTCTCAATAAATTGAGAAAACTCAGTAGAAGTTCTAAACTTCTTCGTAATCAGAAATTCGTTGCTGACTTCATCTACCACTTGAAAATCCTCGACCATAAAATTGTGTTCCACTCATTTCATTTTTATCAAAAAGATACCAACAAGCATTGTCCTTGCCAGTAAACTTACTATCTTCAATCCACTTTACTCTACCTATGGCCACAACCTTACTACAATATTGTAGATAGGGTATTGCTTGTTTAGTATGCATCCAATCAGCATCAAAGAGAAGCCACGTAGGACGAATACTAGCAAACCTATCAATCAATGGATGTAGTATCCATCTAGACCAAGGGGGATTAGTTATAATATACTCGGTATTTGCGGGAATGTCAACAGTTAATGCATCATATTTTTCAATAAAAGTGTCTTTGGGATCGAGATCAGAAACCAAAGTAGCTACTGCATTACTGTCTGTTAAGGTGTCGATATGCCTACAGAGTCTACCGTCGCCGGCACAAGGCTCAGCGAAGGTAAACTCCGAGGGAAGAAAGGGTAAGAGAGGCTTTACTGCATCCAACGGAGTCGGATAGAAGTCGTTCTTACGATGTTCAAAGTTGCTTCTCTTACCCATTCATTATCCTGCATAAAATATATGATCACCAATTTTAGCTACTCTACGAAGATTCCAACCTGGATTTACATAGTCGGCATGGTAGAATAGAACATTTTTTCCTAATACGCCATGATTAGCCCCTGCGAACAATACCTTCTCAGCCACTCTTTTGGCTTGTGCGTATTGTTGCGCACTGCGCACACTCTTCTTTCCTTCGCACACCCACGAGAACTGACACACACGTTTTGTTCTCTGGTATACAACGGAGCATACAGATTTAGGAAACTTGGGGCTATTTACCCTATTGATAGTAACGGCCGCGACGGCCAATTTGCCTTGTGTAGACTGGTTACCAGCCTCATAATAGATGTTGTCTGCGAGACACTTCAATTCTCTATTATTTGCCAGACGAATATTTTGTGTCTGGATTCTTTGTTGTGTTACTTTACGTTGTTGTTCTTGGGCATCTTCTTTGATACCCTGGATTACTTCTCCGACGCCGAGGGAATATTCCCTTGCTTCTCTTTCGATGGCAGTTTCAGCATATGAATTAATTCCATATAAACTATAACTTAATAGTGTAATAATCGAAAGAAACTTGAAAAACTTCTTATTAAAGGAAGTCATCTTATTTCCATTTTTTTGTTATACTTGAGAGGGTATTAACCAGTGACTCCCCACACTGATTGTCCGAAGACAAAAAATGACCCATTAATGGGTCATACAACTATTTAGCATTCATAGGTTCTTACATCACTCATTTCATCGTATATACAGAACAGGTAATAGTTTTATTCTGTTTCGAGGGAAAACTATCAAAAACCCAATGAGATTATGCGGCTAGCGCATATCCTGCAAAGGCAACGTTATCGTTTGCATTTACGTTTTGTGGCACTTTGCCAAGCAATCAGTCTCGAACCGCCCTATTACACGAAAATCGATATCCAGGTCACCCCCATCAACTACCAAGTGCCGAATTACATACGCAATTCCCGTGCCAAGCAAACTAAACACTTGATAGATGGTGGAGGTGCGGGGAGTCGAACCCCGGTCTTTCCGCCTTTATTGTTGATTGTCAACAACTGATAATCTATATATAAGACATAAGTCCTTATTTGTCAATACCTTTTTCAAACAAATCGCGAGTTTCAATAAGTTTTTTAGCCCAGTTGTCACGCTTTTCTATGAACACCTGAGGCTCGTCACCGTCTACGGCAATCAAGATGATGAGATAGGGAACAGGAATACCAGTCCGTTCTTCATACATGATTGCATATGCAGCGGTCTGCATAAAGTAGGAACTGATATATTCCTTCTTCTTGGGCCGATTGGAAGTCTTAAAGTCGATTACAGCCCGAGTACCGTTGTATTCACCGATACAGTCAACACGACCAGCCATACGTAAGAAGTCGCTGTATAATGCCAGCTCTTGGCAATGAATGTTATCGATAGGCTCAAGAATTGACTTAAACTTAGTGAACATTTCCCTGTCGAGCAAGGACGCTTTTACACCATCAAAATCAACTTCTTCATTCTTTAGATATGCTTCGGTAAGTGTGTGGATTTTAGTACCACGAGTAGAAGCCTGCTTAGAAATACGATTGGCTTCTTCTTCCCCGACACGCTCACGCCACTTGTTGATTGAGTCTTTGTTTAAGACCCCTAGAACGGTGGTAGCAGAGGGATATCCAACACCTGCGGCATTGACGTAAACTCTGCTACCATCTTCTCTTGTTTCATCTTGGGCGAAATCAGTATAATCATAGATTGTTTTGAACATATACTCTTATAACATGATTCTCATAGTTTGTCAAGTCTTTTATGCGTATCTCTCCTCATATTCTAGTCTGGCTAGAATATATTCCTTAACCAATTTGGACCTTACTATATCATGAACAGTAAACTCTAGTGTTTTGAACGAAGGCATTAGTTCTGCGATAGCGATAAACTTTTGAAGTCCCGACATATCGTTCTTTTTATATAAATCAGTTTGACGGAAATCTCCGCAAAAGATGATCTTTGAGTTTCTGCCAATTCGGGTCATAATCGAATTGAGTTCCATATCCGTCATATTCTGACATTCATCAACAATGACGATGGAATTATCTAGAGTGATACCACGAACAAACGAGGTGATCATAAAGTTCACCGACTTTTGTTCTTGCAATCGCTGAAATGGCTGGATATGATTAAACAAATCCTCGCAGATTTCTACATAAGGTAACTGATAAACTTCTGTCTTTTCTTTTTCATCACCCGGTAGGTGACCAATTTCTCTTGATGGAACAGCAGAGCGGACTATTACTACTCGCTCAAATACTGTTTCTGGATCTAGTGCTTCTTCTAGTGCCTTAAAAAGCGCGATGTAGGTTTTCCCTGTTCCTGCTACACCGTGTAATAAAATTGCTGGGGACTGTTGGTCGTAAAGTTCAAAAAATCGTCTCTGATTAAAGTTTTTTGGTTGAATATTTTTTAGGTCTTCGTATTTTACTTTGCATAGCTTACTCTTCTCTAAGGTTACAGGAGCATCGTTATTTGAGACAACTTGTAATGGGATTTGTTTTTTTCTTGCCATGACAGTCCTTTAGGGGGTTTGAGTTGATACAAAAAAGGCGACCCTGCTATTGCAGAGTCGCCGAGTGCCAAGGGAGGCACGATAGCTGGAGGAGGTGAGATCGGTATAACTGTCTTCATGTAGTTATTTATTGTGTTGCGTCTTTCCACCAGCTAGGAATATCACGATTTTTCCATTTTGCCATAGTTTTTTTCGCACCGATATAATAGTTACGATATGACTGTAAGGAGTCGCCCGATACTTTATATTCATCTGGCATAGCAGGTGTCGGTTGTGTTAAATGACTTACAGGAATATTTCTGGGCGGCTTGCGAAGAAAATAAACTAGTCGGTCAGTGGCATGAATTCTGCCATAGCGATGAGTGTATTCTGTAAGCAGGGATTGGAATAGACACATAAGCCAAGTATAATTATTGTTAGACTGGCGAACCCAGACAGCACTCGGATGATTGATATGTGTGGCTTTGTAGAGAACGGTTTCTAGCGTATTGTCTTCCATTCGCCATCTCTTGATTGAACGGCCATTAGCAGTCTTGTCCAGATATTGTTCACCGTCAATTACACGGTGAGCGGTAGATAACAGTTGTGCATATTCTATAATCATCTTGACAACATGCTTGTCATTATGATATTCAGCGCACTTGGAAACGTCACGGTCCAAATAAAAGATATTCATGATATATTAACTTTCTTCAATAGATTCACGTATGCAGCGTATATGCTCTTTTGCTACACTTGATATTATATCAGATTCCCTCGCAATGTCAAGACATTCTATAACTTCAATTGGGTCCATTTCTAATAAATCGTCCATCATGTTTCTTTCTGGTGTAACTCCGAAAGCATTTACGCAAAATAAAACAATCTCAATATCGGCATCCGTATACAACGGTATGCGATAGCGTCTAGGTTCCTTACGAAACTTGTCTGGAAACTTTAGAATATTATTAGTCATGTTAATATTTATTATGAAAAGACTTTCACGCCATATTTCGCTTCAAAATCATCAGCATCTTTAAAGTTATTCACCATCGGCATACCCTTGATATTGAGACTTGTATTCAATAGCATTGGACAACCAGTTTCTTCATACCACCTACTAAGAAGGGCATATAGTCCCGGGTGTTGCTCTTTTGTCACAGTTTGGACGCGAGATGTCCCATCAGCATGAACAATAGCAGGAAACTGATCAGGATATTTACATCTTGAAGTATATTGCATATAAGGGGAGTCTTCCCATGACATTTCAAAGTAGTCTCGCGCACGTCCTGCCAGAATGACTGGAGCAAATGGGCGAAATTTTTGACGCTTTTTAATAGCATTTACTTTATCCTTAATGTCATGACCTCTTGGATCAGCTAGAAGGCTGCGATTACCTAATGCTCTAGGGCCGAATTCTGCTTGACCATTTGCAACACCTACTATACCAGTCTTATGCAATTCTGTCAAGAGTTTTTCTACCGGATATTCTCCTCCCATATCTGCGCCGAGATATGGACCCTTCCATTTCAATTTTTGTCTGTTGTTAGCTGCAATCGCACCCAAGGAACTTCCTGCATCACCCGGATTTGGCATAATCCAAACGTTCTTGAAGTATTTTCTAGCAAGATGATTTGCAGAACAGTTTAACGCACAGCCACCCATAAGAACAAGATTATCTTGTGCGGCATCTTTCATTTTTGCTCGTATCAGAAGTTTTTCGAATTCTTCTTCATAGACTTTTTGAGTTGCCGCAGCGACACTATAAATGTCCAGGTCTCCGTCATCTGGCCGCCACCAGCGACATCCACGATGCAGGTTCTCAGATTTCCAAAGATTTTTTACTTCATCATAATACTTTCCAGGATCACCATATGCTACCATTCCCATTAAGATATATTCGTCTTCATTGGGCTTTAAC